GGATCGCCATAAAGGTATTCTGCAATAGTATCCGGTCTCTCTCCTGGAGAAATTTGATATTTGTTGAAGATAGTTGCTATACTCTGAAGGTCATCACGTAATTTAGTTCTTCTAAAAAGGTTTTTGACCAGAACATAATCATTAGAAGAATTTCTATCTTTTGATTGTGACTGATAAAATATGTTTGGTAGTTCTCTGAAATAACTCATTTTAGTATCCTACTGTGGTGTCATCATCTCCAAGTAAATCATGATCTTCTTTGTAAATTGGATTGAGTTCTTTAAAGACTACATCCATTCTAATGTGAGTTGGTGATCCATCATAGAATGTTGAGTATGTATTAGACCCAGTATAACTTACAGACATATTTGTTAATGCCATGGGTAAAAAATGATTTAAGAATGGGTGGTTTTTATTACCTTTCATATATTCAAGTTGGAATATATATGGCGCACTAATGAAAACTCCTTCAGAACCATTCTTTGATGGTAACATAGAATACTTCAAAGCTTTAATAATATTTCTTACTTCAATTGCCTCGTGACGATTTCTTGGGAAAAATTCAAAAGTAAATGGGAACACTCTCAAGTTCACACCATTAAATAAGAGTTCTAAATTTGGATTGAGAACCTGACCAGTTGCTCTGGCAATAATTTGATTGGCACTAACATTACCTCCCAAGGCACCAATTGCTTGACCCGAAATTGCTGCTATAAGTGCATCCTTAATGTTTGCATTGCCTGAGGCACCTTGTAGATCGGAACCAACCTGGCTTAAAAAACCCATTGCTGCTTTACCAGCTTCAATAGCACCAGATCCACCTTGTTTAATAATTGAAGATGTTGCTGCTAATCCATAAGCTTCAAGAGGATTCATCTTTCCATCTGTCCAGTCTATCGCGCTGATATCTGAAATTTGTTGTGGAATTGGTAAAACCATTTGATATATTGGATTTTTCAAACCAGGTCTATTCGCTTTTGTTCCGGTAGACTCCGATATCCTTTTTAACCCAGTCTTGTTTACACCATATCCACTCTCATCTACCTGTTTATCTTCATTAAGTTTTACATTTGCTATATCTAACGGAAACCCATTAGCAAGGGGTGCTTCATATTGCGCTACTTTTATCCTAAGATAATCCATGTCGTTTTCAATACGATCGTATGGATATCTGTAACTTTTTAGTTTTGCTTTTTTATTTTCTGGTTTCTTATTACCATTAGTTGCCTTTCCAGTTCCCCCACCATTTCCTCCACTAGTATTTCCGCCTTCAGAACCACCATTTGATGGTTGGTTAGAGGACATTGAGGTGCTATTATTAAGATATGAGGAAAAATTGTCTAACTTTGCCATTAGATACTTTAGTTATTTGTCAGATAGTAAGCGGTTGGAAGTCTCAAGGCATCACTTACTTCCGAGGGATAAATTTCGTAAAGACTACTCGCGATTTCTGGATAAGTGTATTTTCTTATCATCCTCCAGTGCAAACTAAAAGCGGTGAACCCTTCAGTTCCTACACTGGATATAAGCACCAATGGATGCTGATCATAACGAATACCAGGAGTCTTTGCGTTATATATGTATGTGTAGTATTTATCAGGTTGAGGCACACCTTCAGTAGGCTCTAATGCCATGATAAGTGCCTGCATTATATCAGTAGGGTGCATTCTCCTATTTCTTCTACCTAAACTATCAACAACTCCACGAATCCTGTTAACATTTTCATCAGTATCTGTCGGTCTGTCTTCTTCTTCACGAATGTCCTTCCTGATACCATTATCATAAACATTAGAACCTACTTCAATATCTGGATCATTACTGGAAGTTACTTCACCAGTCTCATAGACATAGAAATACTTTTTACCAAGTCGTCCACCAGATTTGATGTTCCTTGCCATTACTTAATACCCAGTTCCTTTTCAGTGAAGACCTGAAAGATATATCCTCTATCTTTGCACCACTCTGATGCTGCTTCCCACTTTGCTTGATTCTTGGCATATTCATATGCCTCACGAAGATATCCTTTTGTTTGCTTCTTAGGTTTTGATGGGGGAGAGCATTGTCTTTTGGGTTTGATTTCAATAATCATCTTCTTGATTCTACCCGTAGATTCTTTTACTTTGATGTAAAAGTCTGGGAAGTAACGATGCACTCTGCCATCAACAGGTGATCTGTAAGGCATGACTATTTCTTCACTACCCCACTCAAGGATATTCTCATTCAAATCACAGTAGACCATAAACTTGCGCTCCCATAAGGAACGATACACTATGTTTGTAGGGTCTCCCTTATACTTTCTAGGATACGACGGTGAATATTTACCCTTATATGCCATCTAAATAATAATAACAGAATCATATTAGGTATTTAGAGTGGTAAGACCTCGCAGAATATCAGACTTTAAACCAACTTTCACTAATCTTGCACAGACCTCTCATTATCAAGTGATGTTTGCTGGACTACCTCTTCTGTTGAGACAGCATCTCAGAGTGAGGGGTCTTGACAGTAGATTTATTACAGAGACTGCTGGATTGCTATGTAATAGTGCGGTTCTTCCTGGTAGTAGACTTGCCACGGCAGATATAATTGGCAATCATATGGGTGTGTCTGAAAAGATGGCACATACAAGACTATTCACTCAAATTCAACTTGAGTTCTATGTTGATAATGAATACAATACTTTGAAGTTTCTTGAGCATTGGATGGAATTCATCGCTAATGGTTCAACATCTAGAGTGAATCGTCAATCAAATAAAGATTATTATATGAGAATGGAATATCCTCATGATTATAAGTGTGATGAAACAAAAATTTTTAAATTTGACAGAGACTACAACAAAGAGATAGAATATAAATTTATTGGATTGTTTCCAATTGATTTAACTTCCACTCAAGTTAGGTATGAACAATCTGAAGTATTAAAAGCAACCGCTACATTTAGTTTTGATAGGTATCTTATGGGTAAATATGACAGTTATTCTGTATCTAAAGGTACATCTGGAAATAGAGAACCTGACAAAATAGGAAAAGATTATCTTGATGCAAATCAAGTTCTTAATCGTCAGCAAGAATTTGAAGGGGAACTTGAAAAAGCATCAACCACCGAATGGGATGGCACAACTAGAGACGGTCTGGATGGAACAGCAACTATCCGGGAAAATAATAGGATAACTAATTTAATACGCAGAAAGTTAGCATAAACAATCCTTGATATAGGGTAATAAATAATCATACTGAATAACATATTATGCCATTACCAAAGATTTCTACACCGACATATGAGTTGGTATTGCCTTCGTCCGGAAAGAAAATTAAGTATAGACCCTTCCTAGTTCGTGAAGAGAAGGTTCTTATCATCGCTATGGAAAGTGAGGATGAGAAACAAATTGCTACAGCAGTAAAAGATGTAATTAAAGACTGTATCCTCACCCGTGGTGTAAAGGTAGATGATCTTTCTACATTTGATATTGAGTATCTATTCCTCAATATCAGGGGCAAGTCTGTTGGTGAGGATGTAGAAGTTCTTGTAACTTGCCCAGATGATGGTGAGACACAAGTTCCTACTGTAATCAATCTTGATGATATTAAAGTTCAGATGGGTAAAGATCACTCTAAAGATATTGTTCTTGATGCTGATTTGACTCTTAGAATGAAGTATCCATCAATGACTGAATTTGTAAAAAATAATTTCAGTGGTGAAGAGATTACTGTAGAGGAAACATTTGATTTGATTTCTTCGTGCATTGAACAAGTATTCAATGAAGAGGAGTCTTGGTCAACTTCTGATTGTACGAAGAAGGAATTGAATGAATTTCTTGAGCAGTTAAGTTCTAAACAATTTAAAGAAATTGAAAAGTTTTTTGAAACGATGCCCAAGTTGTCTCATACAGTCAAGGTGAAAAATCCAAACACTGGGGTTGAGAACAAAATTGTTCTGGAGGGACTAAACGCTTTTTTCGCGTGAGTATGGCTCATGAAGACCTTGAGTCATACTTTAAAACAAATTTTGCCTTGATTCAGCATCATAAATACTCATTAACAGAGATTGAAAACATGATACCGTGGGAAAGAGAAGTCTATCTCACGTTCTTACAGCAATACATTGAAGAAGAAAATCTCAAAGCACAACAATCTGGATTAAATGGCTGAGTTATCATCGCCAATACTAGGAATGAGAGTTAGGAGGAATAATATTCCCCCTAGTAATTTGATGGGCAATGCTCAAGAGCAAGTTCCTCAACAGGATCCCCAGACTGTTTTTGCTTTGACAAGAAATCAAATGGCACTTCAAAGTGTCAATAATAGTCTTAATGGTATAACGGGTCAAATTGCAACCTTAAGTGCTTCACTTCAAACAATATCTACACAGATTGTGAGATCGAGTGCACTTGAAAAAGCAAAACAAAGTGAGGAAGATAGACAGCAGCGTGCATTAGCAGAACAACAGTTAAGAGAGGGGAAGGAAGGTTTATTTGAAAGTAAACTACAGAAAGCACTTGTAACACCACTTCAAAAAGTTGGTGGTGCTGCTCGTAAATCACTTTTCAATTTAGGTAGATTTTTTAATATCTTATTAATAGGAACTTTAGCAAACCGTATATTAACAGTTGTAGGTAGACAATCAAAGGAAGGAAAACTAAATCTCAGTAATTTATTTGAAGCTGTTAAAACTGATTTAGGGATCATAGGTGGTATATTTTTAGGAATTAATGGTGGGTTTGGAATTGCTCTGTCAATCTTGGGGAGATTGACAACAACGTTAGCTGGATTTGCTATAAAAAACATTCTACTAAGACCAATAAATCTTGCCTTCGCATTGGCGGGTAGAGTTTTAAGCAATCTTTCTGGAAATATAAGAAATTTGCCAAAAACTCCCGCTG